TGTTGATGAGTAATATTATTCATTTATATAATATAACTTTATAATGTGTTTAAATATAAAATATATAAATTATTTAGGATTTACCTATGGAAGTAAATAAAATATTTTCAAAATATGAAAATAAAGGATTAACAGGTTTAGCTAATTGTGGTAATAGTTGTTATTTAAATGCATGTATGCAAATATTATCGCATACATATGAATTAAATGAATTACTAGAAAGAAATGATGGAGAATATAAGAAAAAAATTAATAAAATAGCTGATTCAGTTTTATTATTAGAATGGGATGATTTAAGAAAATTAATGTGGAGTGAAAATTGCACAATAGCACCAAATGGATTTGTTAAATCTGTTAGAAAAATAGCAGTAATAAAAGATAGAGATTTATTTTCAGGAAGTTCACAAAATGATGTTCAAGAATTTTTACTTTTTGTAATTGATTGTTTTCACAATGCTCTATCTCGTGAAGTAGATATGCAAATAACTGGTGAAGCAAAAAATAATAAAGATAAATTAGCTGAAACGTGTTATAAAATGATGCAAAATATGTATAAAAAAGAATTTTCAGAATTATTAGGAATATTTTATGGGATTCATGTAGCTGCTATTACTTCTAATAAAACTACACTTAGTATAACACCCGAACCATTTTCAATATTAAGTTTACCAATACCCGAAAAAGAAAACATATCTTTATATGACTGTATAGATTTGTATTGTGCTAAGGAATTTTTAACAGGTGATAGTGCTTGGTATAATAATAAAACAAAAAAATATGAAGATGTAAATAGAGGAATAGTATTCTGGAGTTTACCAGAAATTCTTATAATAGATTTAAAAAGATGGGATGAGAGAGGAAAAAAAATTTATAAAATAATAGATGCCCCTCTAAAAAATTTAAATTTATGTAAATACGTTAAAGGTTATAATTCAGAAACGTATATTTATGATTTATATGGAATATGTAATCATCATGGTGGATCATTGGGAGGACATTATACTGCATATATAAAAAATTCAAATAATAATTGGTATGAATTTAATGATACAATAGTCAATAGAATTAATGAAGAAAATGTAATAACATCAATGTCATATTGCTTCTTCTATCGGAAAAAAAAATAACAGATTAAATATATATAATGGATGTTAAGTTAGATTCGATTACTGGAGTACCTGATTATTCTTATTTAAATAATATTGCAACTAATCCAATTGTATTAATAATAGTAACTATTATATTAATAGGATATTATGTACTTTTTGCATCTTTAGGAGGAGGTCCAGGTAGTGATAATTTAAATAGTTCTAATAATGGTAACGGAATAATAATGTTAGAAATATTATTATGGGCTGTATTTGTAGTGTTAATTTTATTAAATGGTATGGCTTACATTTTTAATGTAGATATTACAGCTAGTATAAGAAATTTATTTACTGATACACCCGAAGTTGATATTATTGTTGATCCTACAAATTATGATGGTAAGAAAGAAGAAGAAATATCGGGAGATAAATTAACTGATTCAACTGTTCCAGAAATTAAAAGAGGAAAACAAGTATTTCATGTACCAAATAATTTGTATACTTATAGAGATAGTAAAGCTATTTGTAAAGCTTATGGAGCAAGATTAGCTAATTATAAAGAAATAGAAAATGCATACAGAGAAGGTGCGGATTGGTGTGGATATGGGTGGTCTGAAGATCAAATGGCATTATATCCAACACAGTATGAAAAATGGGAAAATTTACAAAAAATAAAGGGTCATAAACATGATTGTGGAAGACCTGGTGTAAATGGTGGATATATAGCAAATCCAAATGTACGTTTTGGTGTAAATTGTTATGGATACAAACCAGAAATTACACCAGAAGAGAGAGATTTAATGCAGAATACTTCTATCTATCCAAGAACCAAAAAGGAAATAGATTTTGAAAAAAAAGTAGATTATTGGCGAAATAAATTACCAGAGATTTTAATTTCTCCTTTTAATCATAATAATTGGAGTAAATATTAATCTAAATAATTATAAATCTAAATAATTATTAATTATAAATCTAAATAATTATTAATTATATAATTATTTAGATTTAATTAGATCGTGTTTATTCACTTACTTTAGAATTGGTAGGATCAGATGCAGGATCTGTAGGATCAGATGCAGGATCTGTAGGGTCAGATACAGAAGCTTCAAGCTGGGGTGGTTTAAACATTTTAATAGATTCCCATGCCTTACTAGCTTCTTCCATAGTAAATGCACCTCGTCTTTGTGCCTGATTTAGTAGAGCAATCATTACATTTAATGCTACATTTTGATCAGTAATATTAATTTCTGATAAAGGAACACCATTATTTGATTTAGAATCAGCAGTTTTATTATCTTCACTCATTATATATAATTTTAATAAACATATTTTTTTAAATGATTATTTGTAATGTATATATATTATTATAATTATCATTAATACACCGTAAAGTAATATACAATTTAATAATATTCTTTCACCATCACCATGATAAAAGTAATCTGTATAAATTTCAGTATCTATATTAGTATCTATATTAGTATCTATATTAGTATAAATATGAGTATCTACATTATTTTTAATTAATATAGTATTACATATGGGACAACAAGGTTTTTGTTGTATCCATTGATTTAAACAAGTATCATGTATATTAAAATTACAGGTGCATTCTCTTATAAAATTTGAAGGTAATAAATTTATACTATTAGCATTATTTTCTAGACAAATAATACATTCATTAGAAGAAGAAGATCTATTATTATTATATAATGGACTAAATTCATCTTTATTTGTTTGTATATTATGTTCAATAATCATAGAATATAATATATTATATTATCTCTTTTTTTTTGTACCCTTTTTAGTAGTAGTAGTTTTATTTTGTTTACGTGTTAATTTTGATTTAGAATATTTTTTATTATCATCAGCTAGAGCAATTAATTTATCAAATAAAGAATTTGAAATATAATCATTTTCATTATTCTTTGTTATATTATTTTTTTTTAATAAATTTTGTTGTAAATATAATAATCCAGCTGGAACAGCTAGATCTTGAAATAAACTAGATACATTACCACCAATTTGTTTATTAGATGTATTAAAAGTTCTAATAGGACTACAATTATTATTCATTAAACAAGAATCTATTGTATATGCTCCTGCTGTAATTATAGATTTATTACCTTTATTTTCTTTAATATAAACTAAATCTCTCTGATCTAACATATTATAATATATATATTTACTTCTTAAATTTAATTTTGATAAGTTCTTTTAATATCAGGAATGTATTTTATATCTCTTGACTCTTTAATATATTTCATTATAGCATCGACTTGTTCTTGTTTTCCAATACATTTAATTAAACAATCATGTACATATTTTAATGTTAAAGATTGAGTTTGACGAATAGAAGTAAATTGAAGTTTACCATCTGATATTTTAACAGTTGCATTTTCTAGATTTTTTTCATCTACATGTTGTAAAATATTATTACATATACTATTTTTATTTTCACGTAATTCTTTTAATTTATCATTTAACATTTTAATCTGATTATCTAATGTTACCCATTTTTGAATATTTTCTTCAAAAGACATATATGTAAATAATATAAATTATATCTAAATTATTTACAATTCATTATTTAAAATAAAAAGCATTTTTAGAACACTTACGCATTTTTAGAAAGCTTGCGGGCCTTTCTTTTCTGAGCAAGTTTCTGAAGACCAAAAAGTCCAAAAGGAAGAGCTGCAGTGGCTAAAGCAGAAGAACCACCATTACCATTTCTATAGCGCATAGTATTCTTGTTACGCTTATTTGAGCGGTTGTGGCGAGTGCCACCCTGCACACGACGTTTTGTATTGTTTCTCATATTATTACGGCGATTATTTCGGGAGCGAGTGCCACCCTGCACACGACGTTTTGTATTGTTTCTCGTATTATTACGACGATTGTTTCTGCGACCACCAGTCTGATTACCATTCATTGGCAGATTGCCACTATTTGCATTATTTCCGTTCAATGTCATTATATATATTAATTAAGAAAAAATTATATTGTTTTAATCAATGTTTTATTACGCAATAATAAAACGAATATTCCTAAATGCAAAAGAAAACTAATTATTACAAATATTAATGATAAATATATGTATGGATAAATTTGAACTAAAATTAAATCAATTAATGGACTTAATAAATTTTTTAATTCTTCTTTAACATCATTTCTTTTTAAAATTAATAAACATTGGTTAATAATATTATCTTTCATATTACAATAATTTCCTAAAATATTTAATATAATTTTGCGTGTTATTATAATCTATATTTTCTTTATTTTAATTAATGCAGATATATACTACAGACAATAATAATTTTAATTTTGATGATTTAAGTTTAGGAGACCCACAACCAATTCAAGGAGGTTTAACATATTTTACACCGTTGTTAATAGATAATAAACCTATGTATATTCAATTACCTAAATGTGAAACAAAAATAGGTATAGCTAAAACAAAAAGAGGAAAATATTGTGATTTAAAATATGAAAGAGATACAGAATTACTATTAGGAAAATGGATAGAAAATTTAGAAGAAAAATGTCAAGATTTAATAAATAAAAAAAAAGATTTATGGTTTCAAACTGAGTTGACAAAAGAAGATATAGTAAATATGATGCAACCAGTTTGTAGATTATATAAATCAGGAACATATACACTAATACGTTGTTACATAGATGTAGGAAAAATTTCAGGTAAAGATGAATGTAAAATATATAATGAAAATAATATTGAGTTAGATAATTTAGAGCTTGATAGAGAGATAATACCTTTAGTATTAATTGATGGAATAAAATTTACTTCTAGAAGTTTTGAGATAAATATAAAATTAATGCAAATAATGGTACTTAATAAGATAATAAATAATGAACATGGTTGTTTAATTAAAAAAACAGATATAAAAGAAGAAAAATTGCAACCAGAAATTCCAATAAAATTAGATTTAAATACAAATAAGATTAAAATGGAACATAATAATCATGATAATAAAGATGATAATGATGATAATGATAATTATAATGATAATGATGATAATGATGATGATGATGAAAATGATAATAATGATAATGAAAATTTTCTTGATAAATTAGAAATTAATAATTTAGAAGAAAATCTTGATGTAGAACCAGAAAAT